ATATCAAATCACTCTCCTAGTAACTCAAAGTGTGGAAAGTCGTCAAATTGATTATCTGCTACTTGAAAGTCTTTATTCCAGTCGCCACCCCATCGGATATTAATACCCATCTTAGTAGCCGTTCCTAATACAAAGCCTGCGAAGAGAGTCATACGTTCCCTATCTTCCCAGTCTACAGGATAACCTACTACATCTACTGCTCTACTAGGGTAAGCGTTATGCCTTCCTTTAGGGTAGTAAGCTTTAGATTTGCCTTGTTTTACTAAGAGGTTCTGCCTTTCTTCTCCTCTATGTCCTTCTAGTATAGAGCAATCTATAGACTTAATAACCTCATTAAATAAAGCTTGTAGCCTCTCATCGCAAGTTGCGAGTTTTTCTTTAGACTTTTTACTAAATTTATACTTACTGCTCAAAGTGAAACCTAAAGGTTAAGTCGCCGTCTGCATAAGTTACAGTTCCTCCTATTATAACAGTAAAGTACAAGGAATTAGAGTCGTCATCTGCTTTACATAAAAAAGGAAGTTTTGGCTTTGTTCCTGTTTCATTTACAGGCATATTAATTACAAAGTTACCCATATCTAAACCGCCATCGTCTGGAATATCAACCCACCCACAAAAGTTAGCGGCTGTTCCTTCTACCGCTGTAATATTCATAGCTGCATTAGCCGCCTCCATAGATTGATCTGATCCCATTATTATAACTTCCATAGGTGTAGAAGACGCTTTTTTAGAGTTTACAGTTACGTTAATTAATTTACTTACGCCACCGTTACCCACTACCGCGCCTGGTATTTCTGTTTTATTGAATAAAGCGTCTCCGTCTGCGTACTCATTAGTGTCTAGTGTAGGCGTTACGTCTATAATTCTATAGTTACTCTTTCCGTAAGGCATCTTTACACCTCCTCGACTTTATAACCTTTCTTCTCGTAAGCTTTAACTTCAGAGGTTTCTAAGGCATCTCTTTTTATAGTATTGCCGTTAAGCTTAGTAATCTTATAAGCTTTTACTGCTACTTCTTTTTTAACTTCCTTCTTAGTTTCTTTTTTTGCTACTTTCTTGTCGTCTGTCATTTAATACCTCTTAGTTTATAATGTTGCCGTTATTGTCAAATTTAACACCTGTAAAAAAACCTACATTGTCCGCACCTTTACCTTTCTTACTTCTTTCTATACTGTCGCTTACTTCTTGCATATAGTCCATATATTTAATTTTCTGATTCTTATAATAAGCTTGTTGCCCTTTATCTTTATCTTCTACTAACTTTAAATTATTGCTAGGGTCAAGTTCACAGCCAAACTTAGTGTTATTAAGGTTTCCTATATCTTTTTTATTTGAGGACATAATTATAATATAGGGGCAGCTATTAACCGCCCCCATAATTAGTTAGACTTCCTTACGATATTTCTGTATGGATTTCAACGCCGTGAAGGTCTACAAGTTCACTAACAGCCCAATAGCCGTTAGCTACTAAATTAGTAGATGCTCCAAGCTCGTTTCTTTCTGTCTTGATTTCTATGAAGTTACCAGCTCCCATATCAATAAAGCCAGCACCTATAGCAGTCTTAGCGTAGATAGCTCCTTTCTTTCTTCCTGTAGCTCCATCTGCTACTTGTGGAGAAGTATAAAAGTCGATCCCTGCTAGACTACTAACAAAACCAGCTTTATAAAACTGATCTCCAACAGAGGCTGCCCCACCATGAGCGAAAGCGCCTACACTTGAAGCGGTAGCTGTTAAGGCTAGTTCGTTAGATAGACCAAAAGAGCCGTACATCTGTTGAGGATGTAATACAGCTGCGTAAGGTCTTGGAGCGTCATTAGTCTCTAAAGAAGCTAAAGCGTCCATAATGTCTATAAACCTAAGAGAGTCGTCTGTACCTTTTGAAGTTGCAAAACCATCAAAAAGAGCGCAGATATTAGTGTCAAACTCAGTAGCTACTGCGTTTCCTAATACTTGTCCTGCGTTTACCATTAGAGCGTCTGCGTTTCCGTGAGCTGCTAAATCTGTTACTCTAGCGTTAATATGATTTCTTAATACTTCCACATTAGTCGCCGCTGTTGTAATACTAGTTGCTGCTACTTCTGTATCTTCGTCTCCTGTCGCTTCGTTTGTTACGTCTGAAGCTCCTAGTTTTGCATATACTGGAAACTGTACTACATTAGAGCCAGCTTGTGCTGCTACCATTGATACAGTACCAGGTGTTACTGCTGATTTGTTAAATTGTACGATAGCTGCGGCAATAGTTTTACCTAATCCACCAGCTGCTATTCCTACATCTGTATTAGCCATGTTTTACTCCTAAATTTTGCCCTCTATCAGCTGCACGTATTGTACCTTTTAGTAGAGCGGTTATTTTATATACCCTTTTGTAGACTCCTCTAGCATTTTAGTAGCTAGTTTAGGGTCTTTAACTGCTAACTCTTCCCAAGATTTATAGCCGCCAAACTCTCCAGCTTCTTTAGCTCCTGGTCTTGAGCTATCTGTTTTAAGGGTATTTCCTTTTACTTCTGTGTCTACAAACTTCTCTAGCTTGTCTAAGCTCATACCATCAGTAAACTCCCTTCTATTTTCTGGGAGTTTATCTATTAGCGTTTGACGCTTGTTAGTTTTGTAAGTATTATACTCGTCAGAGGTTTGCTTTAATTTATCGTTCTCAGCTTTAAGCTCATTAATTAAAACTTCGTGCTGGTCATTCTTTTTAAGCTGCTCTTCTCTAACTTTAGCGTCTTTTTGTGCTATTTCCTCTAATTGGGCTTTTAGTATAGCGTTCTCATCTTTTAAAGTGTTCTTCTGATTAGCTACTTCTTGAAACCTATCATAAGGTATTTCACTTGGTGTTTCATTTTTTAAGGGTTTAGTCCCTTCGTTATTTACGCCGTTATCGTCGGCTTTAGTTTGTAGTGTTTTATCTTCTGACATTTTTACCTCTTTAGTGAGTTATTAGTTAATTATCTTAGGCGTAATATATAAAAATAAATTGTAAAATACTTATATTATCTACCTGCCTTTATTTTAATCTTATGCGTTTTAACTCTTTTGCCGCCTTGTCTAAGTTTCTTTTCTATTGCTTTCTGTATTATAGGTCTTACGTCTTTAGCTACACTTTTAGGTAAAGCCTGGTTAGGTGTAGATAATTCCCTTCCTTTATCTGCTAAACCTTTAACTACTGCTCCTTTAGTTAGCGTTCCAAACTTAAAGCCGTTATTACTTGTACTTTGTACGTCAAAATCATTACGCAGGTCTCCACTTAATACGGGAGCTGTACTATTAGCCATAGAGTCATCTTGTCTTCTAAACATCTTATTAGCTTTAGCATGAGCGTAAGAGTAGC